ACTCAGAACTGAAGTGCGCCCGTAGTGTGTCAATGTGTATTCCATCCCGAACCAATGCGCCAATCTGCTCAATGGGCAAGCCGTAACCTGATAGTGCTTCTACCTGTTTGCGCTCGGCTGCTGTTGGTTCAAAAGCTGGTCGGCCTGCGCCTGGTCTTGCGCCGCCATTACCGCCAATCTTTTTATAGGTGGGTTTTTCAGTTTTAGTCATATATCACCAGTATGCATTAAAAGCCTTTAGTGGATAAAACACCAAGCTGTTCCGGTATCCACCTTCTGCGGTTGGGCGTATAGGCGTAACTCCATGCACGTTGCGCCAAGCTGGATACACCAACATTGAATTATCCCTGCTGTCTACGGTTGCTCCATAGTCTGGTACGGTTGTATTGCCACCACGAGCATTGACCTTTTTTGCAATAATCACGTTGACACATCCCTCTAGATTTGCTGCATCCCTGTGATAAGGTGCTGCAATATTAAAGTTGCTGATACTTGATGTAAAAAGCTCGCCAAACCTATACTGCGGTGGAACTTTTTCAGAAATGATTTTTTTTTGATTATCGTATATTACTGGCGCTATTTTCTGCATCAGGCTTTCAGATTCTTTGCACAGCAGCATCATGGCCTTGATGAACGTCTGCGCTGATTTAACCTGGTGAACGCTGGATATTGTTGGGTAATCCCGCTTCATGTGCGGCTTTGGGGCAACACCGCCCAATATCGTGCTGAACTGCGTAACAAACTGTGTGCCTGACTTTTCCCG